GCCGCCTCGTTTATTAACGATACCTGCTGTTAGTGCGCAAAAGGTAACTTATGCGTACGACGCAGATGGGTCATTGAAAGATGGGTTTCCGCTAGCGGGATCCTTGTTCTTCACGCAAAGTTATACCAAGCGTGGAGAATGGATGGATTCCGTGAATGGTGACTCGTACAATTCGTTTAAGCCGTGCAGCCACTTTACCAGTGGTTGTTCGGTGTACAACGGTATTGATCGTAAACGATACTTCCGAGACGCCAGTAATGGTGACTGGGGGTACGTGGTCTACAAGAACGCCTCTGGCGACTTATGGCCACAGCAGTTAGGAGAAGTCGATGCGCCTATTAACCTCTCGGTTGATAGCGTACCGGCTCTGTTCTATCTCAGTTCGGGGTTCAGGCAGGTCGCCTTACCCAAGGACTGGAATTATTTGAGGGAGCGTGCACTTCGCACACTCTTGCCTCAAATTCGGCCGAAACTCAGCATACTCAATGCCTTGTATGAATTGAAGGACTTTAAACGGTTCTTCGAAACAGCATCGCACTTGACGACGTCTGGTTCTGTCCGTGAACTATACCGACGGATTAAAACGGTGTATCGCCCCAAGCGAGGCGACCATCGTACACTCCGCCAGTATCTCCGTGCATCTGCAGGTGGGTACCTGCAAGCGCAGTTTAACGTACTGCCGCTACTGAAGGATCTAACTGGCCTTGGCCAGGTGATCCAATCCGTGAGACGACAGGTACAAGACCTGTTGGATCGCGAACGCGCACCTCAAGTTAGGCACTTCGAAACGCCGCTTGATTCGACCATATATGCTGATACTACTGCCAACGTGGACTTCGTCCCGGCTGATGCCGCGCAAGCGACATTGGACGGGTTACCGACGGCCACGCGCATAGTTAGGTATAACCGCGCGGTGTTCAACGCTACGATCCGCTATAGCTACACGCTAAGCGGGTGGGAGAGAAACAACGCTCTCCTCGGTGGATTCCTAGATGGTGTCGGGGCTAACCTAAACCCCGCCATTATTTGGAATGCCATCCCCTGGACGTTCGTGCTCGATTGGGTTGTAAACATAAACAACTTCCTCGAGCAGTACAAGTTCAGGTGGCTAGAACCAGTATGCACCATCGATGACTTCTGTGCTTCCATCACGATTGACCGCGAAATTGAGTGTCTTCTTGACCTCAACCATGGCGGCACGCGATCGGAGGGACAGGTAGTCGCGAGCAGGATTCACGAGAAGGCCTACCGAAGGTCTATCGAGTTCCCTGACTTCTATAGTTCGGTTCGGACTAGCGGCTTGAACTCGAGTGAGTTCTCGCTTAGTGCAGCACTAGTGGCTTCGCGCCTCTAGAACTACAAGATCGGTTAACAACACATGAGGAACGGTAACCTCTTACAAAAATCACCGTAATTAGTATGCCATTAACGACACTAGTAACAAACGAAGTGAAGGACAGTTCCGGAGCAGAAGTTGAATTCGTCCGGATAAATACGCAGGGGAGAACGTTCGAATACGCCATGAAAACAGAGGCGCCGAACCTTCCTCACCGCATCATTGGAGCTCACCGGGAAACCGGATCTGGGACCAAACTGCGTCGGAGTTCCAAACTCGAAGTCGTCAAAACGACGACGGGAGTTGACGGGACACCGGCACAGGGTAAGGCCCGGATAGTTATTGAGTTACCCCAAGGTAACTTGAGTTCCAATCAACTTGCCAAAGACCTCTTGGCGGAACTTGGGTCGCTTGCATTTACGCTTGCGACTAACACGTTCCTCTATGATGGTACTGGCAATGGTGCTAGTATTCTGCTTAGCGGTGGTACCGAGTAGGTACTACCTTGATCAAGGGCACTTACGCCCTATGGCTGTTATGCCACTAAGCGAGTCCTTAATGGAGTTGGCGAAGAAGTTCGCCGATTCTTTTGCCGTGGCACTAGCCAGGCAGTGCAAAACGCGTGTTCGTGCTTTCAAAACATTTGCTGTTAGGAAGGCTAAACGCCGACCTAAAATCAAATGAGAATTAAAGCATTAGCAACGGATGGTTTGTGGCCCATTCCGGTTCCCTCTGTTCTGACCCCTTGGCGGGGCGTACTTGGAGGGACCTTCTTGTTAACCACAAACTATGGTACTGTACTCCGGACTTATGACCCTACTTGGGCCATACGTCTGAGATTGTCTGCCATGCAGGCAGCGAATGGTCGAGATATAAACGTCTCTGCCGTCGTTGTTGACCCTGGTAGCAAGGTTTTGGCTGAGTTGGAGGAAACTCCTTCTTTTGCCGAGCCTAGTATCCTGTGTACTGCTCAGTTGGTGTTGCGACCACGTTGATCGTGGTATCTATGTGATCGTGCATACTCAAGGAGACTGTCATTTCTTATGGCAATCACTAAGAGCCTTGACGAAGTTAATATCGTCACCACAATACTCATAGACATACGCAATCAGAACACGTGGTTCTCCTCAAAGGCGTGCTCACTTACGATACGTAAAATTCGTAAGCGCTACGCTAATGAAGGCAAACGCTTCCTCACGGAAGCTCTTCCGTCGTTGGGCAAGGCGCTTGATCGCGCCTTGTCCTCTGATTACAAGCTAGATCCTGGTGCACTGGGCTTTGAAACCCGTTGTGCCTGCAAGATTCCCC